TTGATGCTGATTTAAAAGAAAGAAAATTAACAGTCATATTTCAATGTGGCTCACATATAGGTAATACAAATGTCTGAGTGGGAAACACAATATAGTCAAATTTGTAAAGCCTTAGATGAAATTAAATCTGAAGTAAAAGAAAACAGACAAGAAGTAATTAAACTAAAAGAAGAAATGGCAACTGGTAAAGGTGCTATTAGAACTATGTTATTTATTGGGGGAATACTATCAGCTATTTGGGTATTTGTTAAACTACTCGGAGGCCAATCTTAACCTCAACTAAAGGACTATAGATGAATACAAAATCTATCCTGGTTCTTTCTGATACACACTTTCCTTATGTTAAGAAAGAATACTTTAAATGGATAAAAAAACTTAAAGATAAGTTAAAACCAACTTTAGTAGTACACATTGGAGATCTTGTAGATTTTCATAGTATCTCTCAACACTTACATAGTGCAGAGTTACCAAACATTAAATACGAAATAGAAGATGCTAAAAAACATATTAAGCAACTTAGAAAAATATTTAATTGTCCTATGCCAATCATGTGGGGTAATCATGATATACGCATACAAAAAATAGCAGAGAAGTCAGCTATACCAAATTCTTTTCTCAAAGAAATAAATCAAATACTAGACATAGATCCTAAATGGAAATGGACTTGGCACGATAAACTTATTGTAGATCTTCCAAATAAAAACAAAGTATTCTTTACCCATCATTTTAAGTCTAATGCTTTATCTAGTGCAAAAGAACTTGGCCTATCTTTATGTGTGGGCCACCAACATACAAAATCAAGTGTAGAGTATTGGTCTAGTCCAACAGCTTTAAACTTTGCTATGTGCGTAGGTTGTTCTATTGATCCCAAACACGAAGCCTTTAAGTATGGTAAAAACTTTATTAAAAGACCAATCATATCAGTAGGTAGCATCATTAACTCACAGCCTCAAATTCACAGTATGCCTATGAAAGATTCTACCTGGACAGGTGAGGTGTAATGGATAAAATTAATCCTTCTTATTACAGAAAAAAAATAGAAGTAACTGACTACATTATTGAATACGACATGAATTTTTTAGAAGGTAACATTATTAAATATGTTACTCGCTACAAAGAGAAGAATGGAATTGAAGATCTTAAAAAAGCTAAATGGTATTTGGAGAAGTTAATACAATGTACGAAGAATTAAAAGATAGGATTAAACAACATGAAGGTTTTAAACTAGAACCTTATCAGCTTTCTTATAGAACCAAAGATGGTAAGAAAGTAAAAGAAGATTTTTTAACAGGTGGTTATGGCCACAAGTTAAGTAAAGACGAAGAAGTACCAACAACCAAAGAAGGTTGGGATCTTTTATTTGAAAAAGATTTTGAACAGGCTTTAAATCAAGCCACCCATTTTATTGATAAAGATAAAGTAAAGTTTGAGGCTTTTACCATCATAATTGAAATGGCTTACCAAATGGGAAGTAGCCTACATCAATTTAAAAACCTTAAAATGAACCTAGAAGATCAAAACTATGTCCTGGCTAGTGATAGCATGATGGATAGTAAATGGGCCAATCAAACTCCAAGCAGAGCTTCTTGGTTAAGTTTATTAATGAGGGATCTTTAAAAGGAATATGACTCTGAGTTATTTAATCAGCTTATCTGATTTTTTATTTATTAAGTAGTCCAAACCTCAAATTCAATATCTTCTCCTTTATCGTTTTTATGATATTTAACATGAGGTTTTTGTTCAAAACCATAAGAATAATAAACTTTACCACTTAATAAATCTCCCATAGCGTGTAAACAAGCAGGTAGTTCTTTATTATAGGTTATTCTTATTAAATTTGCTCCTATATAAGTGTCAGTTATAAATTCTTTAAATCCATCAGGAAAATGTTTTTTAATAAACTTTTTTAATTTTTTTAAAGTATTTATTTCATTAGGCTTTATTGTAATTCCATCAATTACAATAGGTTTAATTTCTTTATTCATAAAGCACTCGCTTTCAATTAAGAGTCATATTCACTTTTTAAAGAACAGTATCTAATCAGAACATATGAAGATCTTTTTAATACAAGACCATTATAAACTATTTTGAAAACTTTTTTTTTGACTAAGACAAAATGAAAAAAAAATCTGCGAAATATTTTTTTTAATCGCAGAAAAGTATGCGACAATATTTCCATAATAGATGAAATTAGTTTTTTTTGACTACAAATTTGTTCCTCGCAACATGGCAGTTTGCTTGGGGTGATTTTTTTTATCCACAGGATTTTCTGCCAAAAATTGAAAGGTAAAATTTTTATGAAAATTATAATTACAACACTATTAACATCATTAGTTGTCATAGAATTTTGTAACTTAGTTATCTACTACGAACAAGTAGGAGATGTATTATGTTAGGATTATTGACAGGAATTTTAGGTGGCAAAGGTGGTGGTCTTTTAGAAACAGGATTAAAAGTTGTTGATGAACTTTATGATAGTCCTGAAGAAAAAAGACAAGCTGAAATAACATTAGAAAAGATTGAAGCTAAACTAAAAGAAAAACAAATAGATATTAATATTGCACAAGCAAAATCTAAATCATTGTTTGTTGCAGGAGCAAGGCCCTTCATTCAATGGGTATGTGGTATTGGTTTGGCTTATGCTTTTCTAGTAGCACCAACAGTAGAATTTTTTTTACCAGAAATGGATAAAATAGATATTCCAACTGATGTTATGATGGAACTAACCTTAGCAACTCTTGGAATGGCAACTCTTAGAACTGTAGAAAAAATTAAGAATGTTCAAAGAGATAAGTAATGAGTAAGCTAGAAAAAGAAAACAAAGAACTTAAAAAACAAAATGCTTTCTTATTAGATAGGTTAGAAAAAGCCTACAATACTAAAATGTTATTACGACAAGAAAACATGAAATCACAATCAACAGTAGAAACAGTTAAGGAGGCAGTAATTCAAGATGGCAACATATCAAGGTAAAACTGTACCTCTTAACAAGCCAATGAGAGGTGATGTTAAGAAGTTTAAAGTTTTTGTTAAAGATGGAGATAAAGTCAAAAAGATTAACTTTGGTGATAAGTCTATGACTATTAAAAAAAATAATCCTGCAAGAAAGAAATCTTACTGTGCAAGATCTGGTGGAATAAAAGGTAAGAACAATAAACTATCTGCTAACTATTGGAGTCGCAGAATGTGGAACTGTTAGTGAGAAGTATAACAGAAGATATACTCTCCTGGTCAAAAGATTTCTTAGAACAACCTAATAAGCACATTAATAATTTACCTGTTTGTCCTTACGCAAAAAAATCTAGAATAGATAACAAAGTATCTATTATTGAACACAATGACAGCAATACTTTATTAGATGTAGTTATTAAACAAGCAAACAAATTTAAAAATTCTGGTAAACAAATAAGCATAGTAGCTTGTAATGATCTTACTGTAGATGCTGATGAATTACATAATTACATACACGCCTTAAACTTTGTTTATGTGCCACAAGATATTTACTTAATGCCATTTCACCCTGAAGATGGGGAAGAAGAAATAGATTTTTTACAAGATACACATTGGGAAAGTGATAACGAGTTTCTTATGGTTTTAATACAACCATTTGATGAGTTAGAGAGAGCTAGTTCTCAGCTAACAAAAACAGGGTATTATAATAATTGGCCAAAAGATTATTATGATGCAACTGTCAATAAACGAAAACAATATAGGAGATTGCGTCATGAGAGGCATGAAAAAAAGAGCGAAGAAAAAAGAAAAAAAGAAAAAAACTAAAAAGAAAAATAAGAAGAAGTAATGGCTGATAAAAAAGTACCTAAGGGCTATCATAGAACTAAAGATGGTAGAATAGTTAAAAAGGGATTGTACTACTATTTGAATAAGAAAAAAAAGTCTGGTACGTCTAAAAAAGGTAAAGGTACAGTTAGTGATAAGGCTTTAAAAAGAGCAAAGAAAACAGCTAAGAAAAAATGAATAATCCTCCAATGGTCCAGGTTGTCTGGCTTGATACTAATGAAGTATCTGATAGCACTTGGCAAAGCAAAGAGGACCTTCTCAAATGTGAGCCATGTATAATTGATTCACTTGGTTATCTCATATTAGAAAATGATGATTTTGTTATTATTTCTGCTGATAAAGATGGCAAAAATGAAGATGATTTATTTGGTAGATCTCAGGTAATTCCCAAAGGAATAATCAAGAAGATTCAACACTTACAGGAAATATAAGAGGACTATCTATCTTTTCTATTTCTCTTGGTTGATATGCTTCTTCATTTTCTTCTACCATTAATTTGTATTTAACTATTAAATCATCAATAGCATTTATCATTTGAGGACAATGTTTATGTTTTTTTACTTTTTCTAATTCTTCTATAAATGTTAATTGTTCTATCATAACTTTCCTTCTAATAGTGTTGGGAATATGTTGAGTATGTAAGTTCTTAGCCTTTCATAAACTTTCATATTCCCTACACAGTTTCCTAGTTTTTCTTGTTTTCTTCCTTTCTTTCTAAGAATATACAGAAGGATTAGTTGAGTTGCAACCCTTGATTTCTCCCAGAAAATAAGGAAGTGTTGAGAAAGTGTTAGATTATTGTGGTAATTCACTTATCATATCCTCAATATCATCTGACGAGGAGTTAATATAATTTAAAGCTGTCTTTTCACTTGTCCAACCTACAGCCTTCATGATCTTTTCTACACTTGCTCCATTGTCACCAAGTATAGATGCGTGAGTATGCCTACAAGCATGACGTTTTTTATTTAAACTTACACCTGCATTAGATAGCATTTTTTCCCAACGAGTTTTAATACTCTGATCTGTTTTTTGTTTATCTAATAAAGATCTCCACTCAAACAAATAACCTTCTCTATCATTAATCTTGGAGAGGTAATTATAAAGTTTATCGTGTATGAATGTTGTTCTCCACCTCTGAGTTTTGTTTTCCCAAAGTGTTATTTTTCTATGCTCTAAATCAATCATAGGTCTATTGTAATGGCCTTTTCTATCCCAATGTACCTCTAGGGCCTCTTGCACTCTACAAGCTGTGTAGAAGCAAAAAACAAGCAATAATTTAATTTGAAAATCATCTGAATTATCTAAACACGCATTAATTTCTTTAATGGTAAATTTTTCTTTTGGTTTATCTCTTGATGATACTTGGGGGAAACT